ATAGGAGAAATAATAAACGCTGGTATTAACTTGGCTATAAAATTTATAGATGGTGTCGCTAAAGGATTAAACGAAAATTCCGATAGACTTGGTCAAGCTATAAGTAATTTGATCCAAGCAGTGGTTAAAGCCGCTGTATCCTTAGCAGGCAGCGCAGTTGGAGGATTGGCACAAGCTGGTGGAAAACTTATCGGTGGACTTATAAAAGGAATCAAAGGTAAGGTTGGTCAAGCCGGAAGTGCAGTTAAAGAAGTACTTACTAGATGTAAAAATGCTCTTGTTGGAGCAGCTACTGCTTTAGTTGATAAAGGTAGACAATTAATTACAGGTTTTATTAAAGGAATCAAAGATAAGCTTAGTGCGGTTGCTAGTGCAGCTAAAGAAGCGCTTAATAGATGTAAAAATGCTCTTAGTGGAGCCGCTACTGCTTTAGTTGATAAAGGTAGACAATTAATAACTGGACTTATAAAAGGAATAAAAGATAAGATCAGTGCAGTTGGAAGTGCTATAAGAAGTGTTATAAATGCAGCTAAGAGTGCCGCTAGTAACGCAGCTAATGCATTAGTAAGTGCTGGTAAAAATTTGATAAATGGTTTGGCATCAGGTATCAAATCTGGTATTACTGCTGCGAAGAATGCAATATCAAGTGGTATACGTGGTGTTGTAAATAAAGCTAAGGAGATATTAAAGATACATTCACCTTCTAGAGTATTTATGGAAATAGGTAGATATACAGTTTTAGGTTTAGCAAAAGGGTTAACTAAATACGCTAGTGTTGCAAACAAACCAGCTGAAGGATTAGCACAATCGGTCATAAATTCTACTAATAAAGCATTAAATGTGGCAAGTAAAGTTCTTAATTCTGATATGGATGTAAACCCTGTTATATCTCCAGTGTTGGATTTGACAAATGTTGAAAATGGGGCTAGTAGATTAAATAATTTATTATCAAACAGAACTATGTCTATAGCTGGTGTATCTGGTGGAATCTCAAAATCTATCGGTTTAGTTCAAAATGGAGTTAGTAATGAGGAAATAGTATCAGCTATAAAAGACTTAAAAAATGGATTAGGAAACACAAGCAATACTACTTACCAAATAAATGGTATCACATACGACGATGGAAGCAATATTACTAATGCTGTTGAAACTCTTGTTAGAGCAGCTAAAATGGAAAGGAGGATATAAGTAATGGCAACTAAGTATCACATAGTTAAAAAAGGGGATTTACCAAGTCCTATATGTAAAAAATACGGTATATCTTTATCTCAATTGGTAAAACTTAATCATTTAAAGAAAAATAGATATGGAAACTATCTTATATATGTTGGACAAAAACTAATTATATCAGGAAAAACAACGACTTCACATAGTACACCAGGTAAGAAACCATCAACTACAAAATCTAATTGTCCAAAAATTATTCATTTTGGTTTACAGTCAGATACTGATAGTACAGTATTTGCTACTTGGGAGTGGTCAAGATCTAATACAGATAAATACAAAGTTATATGGAACTATCATACTGGAGATGGTGTATGGTTTATTGGCGAAGAAAAAGAAATTACTGCAGAACAAAGTACTTACAATGCACCAAGCAATGCTGAAAAAGTTAGATTTAAAGTGAAGGCTATATCTAAGAAACATAAGGTTAATAAAAAAGAAGTTAGTTATTGGACTGCTGACTATACGGATTGGAAAACCTATGACTTTGACAACAATCCTCCGAAAATGCCTCCTATTCCAACTGTAAAAATAGAAAAGTATAAATTAACTGCATCGTTGACAAATCTTGATGACATAAATGCTACAGAAATAGAATTTCAAGTAGTTAAAGACAATTCAAAAACTTATAAAAATGGAGTAGTAAAAATAGATAAATGGGCTGCATCATTTTCATGTGATATAGAAGCGGGACATTCGTATACAGTTCGTGCTAGAAGTAAACGTAATAAATCTTATAGTGGATATTCTGACTATTCAGATGGAGCTAAAACAATACCTTCTGCGCCAGCTAGTATCGAGTACATTAAAGCTTTATCAGAAACGTCAGTTCAACTTAAATGGAAAGAAGTAACTAACGCTACAAAGTGCGAAGTTGAATATACTACTAAAAAAATGTATTTCGATAGTTCTAGTGAAGTTAAAACATTAACTGTAACATCTAAATCTTATGCTGAGATTACAGGACTTGAATCTGGTCAAGAATATTTCTTTAGAGTTAGAGCAATAAATGAGCAAGGAGAATCCGGCTGGTCTGAAATAGTATCTATAACAATAGGTAAAGTACCAGCCGCTCCGACAACTTGGGCTTCAACCACTACGGCTATTGTTGGAGAAAAAGTTATATTATATTGGGTGCATAATTCAGAAGATGGCTCTAGTCAAACTAAAGCTGAATTGGAATTAATTATCGGCGACACTACAGAAACCCATACAATAACTAACACAACAGAAGAATCTGAAAAAGATAAAACTAGCCAATATAGTTTGAGCACATTTACTTATACTGAAGGAACGACAATAAAATGGAGAGTAAGAACTGCAGGTATAACAGGAGCATATGGTGATTGGTCGACACAAAGGGTAATCGATATATATGCTCCACCAACATTAAGTTTAAGCATAACTGATAAGGCAGGAACATCTTTAACTGCTATTGAAAGCTTTCCATTCTATATAAATGGTGTAACAGGTCCCGCAACACAAACACCTATAGGTTATCACGTAACTATTACTTCAACAGAAACTTATAGTACCGTTGATGAGATAGGAAACGTCAAAATGATTAGTGCTGGTGATGATGTTTACTCTCAATTTTATGATATTTCAGAAAATTTAGCCTTAGAAATTTCAGCACATAGTGTGGATTTAGAAAATGGCGTAACATATAAAGTTACAGTTGTAGCATCTATGAATTCAGGTTTAACTGTTGAAGAATCTGCTGAATTTGAAGTAGCATGGACAGATGAACAATACACACCTAATGCAGAAATATCCATAGATGAAGAAACCCTTTGCGCTTATATACATCCATATTGTGATTATTATCCAATGGTATGTTATAAAGTTGAATTGAGTACTACCACAGGAACATATGTGCGAACTAGCGAAATAATATCAGAAACTATAGAAGGAACTTCAGTTGACGAGGCATTTACAGAGAATGGCGACGTAGTTTATTATGGTACTCTATCATCAGGAACAGGCGTATATTTCTGTGAAGTTGAATCAGAAGTCAGCGAATTGGTAGACGGAATAACTCTATCAGTATATAGAAGAGAATTTGATGGTTCATTCGTTGAAATCGGAACGGGTATATTAAATACAAGCAATACTTTTGTAACAGACCCTCATCCCGCATTAGACCTTGCAAGATATAGAATAGTCGCTATATCAGACACAACAGGTGCAGTAAGTTATACTGATATTCCTGGAGTTATTGTTGGTGAAACAGCTGTCATTATACAATGGGATGAAGCATGGACAGAATTTGATACAACAAATGAAGATGAAATGGAACAACCTGCATGGGCTGGTTCAATGCTGAAATTACCATATAATATAGACGTATCTGATTCAAATGATTCAGATGTAACGTTAGTCGAATACATAGGAAGAAAAAGACCTGTTAGTTATTATGGAACTCAATTAGGTTCTACTTCTTCATGGAAAGTCGATGTAGCTAAAGAAGATAAAGACACTTTATATGCATTAAGAAGACTTGCTGTATGGATGGACGACGTATATGTAAGGGAACCTTCAGGAAGTGGATATTGGGCTTATATAAAAGTGTCATTTAGTCAAGAACATTGTAATTTGGTAATACCAGTTACACTTGATATAACAAGAGTAGATGGAGGTGCATAATATGGCTGATTGGTCATCTACTATGCAACAGACATTTGAATATTATATAGTTGATCCTGGGACTTGGAAAGACATTAAAAAAATAGATAATGTTATACAGAGTACTATAAAGAGAGATTCTAGTGCTGAAACCTTGGGTTCTGCGACTATAGACGTTGCAGAATCTTTAGGCGAATGCTATATAAGAATTTATCTAATAACAATTCAAAATGGAGTTAGAGAAAAGCATCCTTTAGGTACATTTTTAGTGCAAACACCTTCATATAAGTTTGATGGTAAGATTCAAACTATATCTTTGGATGCTTACACTCCTCTATTAGAACTTAAAGAAGGCATGCCTCCTCTTGGATATTCTATACTAGAGGGTAATAATATAATGAACAATGCTTATACACTTGTTCGAGAACAAGCAAGAGCACCTGTTGTAAAAACTGAAAATGAAAAGAATTTATTTAACGATTTTGTATCAAATACTGATGACACATGGATTACTTTCTTATCTGATTTAATAGCAAATGCTAAATACACATTTGGACTGGATGAAATGGGTCGTATTATATTTATGCCGGTGCAAGATACGGCATCTCTACAACCAGTATGGACTTACGATGATAGTAATAGTTCTATATTATACCCTGATTTAGATATAGACAGGGATTTATATGGAATACCAAATGTTGTCGAAGTAATATATTCGAATGGTAAAGATATTTATACAGCAAGAGTTGAAAACAATGATGAAAATAGTCCAATATCAATACAGAATAGAGGTAGAGAAATAATACATAGAGAAACTAATCCTAATTTATTAGGTGACCCTACTAAAAACCAAATAGATGAATATGCAGAACAACTTCTTAGAAATTTATCAACATTAGAATATACGATATCCTATACTCATGGTTATTGTCCAGTAAGATTAGGTGATTGTGTTAGAATAAATTACGAAAGAGCAGGATTAAAAAACATAAAAGCTAAAGTCATTAGTCAATCTATAGAATGTAAACCGGGATGTCCGGTTACAGAAAAAGCAGTATACACAAATAAATTATGGGGGTGATTTAAATGAGTCTGTCTAATGATTTGATATCTCAATTTGTAAAAATAACGAGAGACCAAACTGTAGAGAAAAAAGAATCAATAGTTTATGGTACAACAGTAGAATATGAATCTAAGATGTACGTCAAAATAGATGGTTCTGATTTATTAACCCCTATAACTACTACTGCTGATTTACAATCTGGAGAAAGAGTAACTGTAATGATAAAAGATCATACTGCTACGGTTACTGGGAATATTACTTCTCCTTCAGCTAGTTCAATTAAAGTTAATAAATTAGAAGAAGACATGCTGCAAGTTGATAAACTTATAGCCGATAAAGCAAACATAAAAGACTTAGAAGCAGTTAATGCTACTATAAAAAATTTAAAAGCTAAAGATGCAGAGATAGAAAAATTAGTAGCAGATAAAGCTACAATAAAAGACTTAGAAGCAGTTAATGCTACTATAACTAATTTAAAAGCTAAAGATGCTGAGATAGAAAAATTAGTAGCAAATAAAGCAAATATAAAAGATTTAGATGTCATAAATGCTGATATTAAAAGTCTAAAAGCAGATAAAGCAAGAATAGATGTATTAGAAACAAAATATGCTGATATAAACACATTAGTTAATGGTCATTTAACATCTGAAAACATTCAATCACTTCATTTAACAGCAGCGAATACAACGATTGAAAACGCCTTAATAAAAGATGCTATGATAGATACTATAAATGCAAGTAAAATTAATACTGGTGTAATTAATACAAATAACGTTAGTATTCAAAGCGATGACGGCTCTATGCTGTTACAAGGCAATCTACAACAGTTCAAAGATAAAGACGGTAAGGTACGCATACAGTTAGGGAAAGATGCTACTGGAAATTTTACGTTTGTTCTTTATGACGAAACTGGTAAAGGTCAGCTTATTAATCAAAATGGGATTCAATCAAGCGATGCAATTAAGGATGGGTTAATAGTTGATAGTAAAGTAGCCGATAATGCCAACATAAATGGGAGTAAGCTTGATATAAGCAGTGTTATCAGTAACATTAATAATAACACTAGCACAATTAAAGCCAGTCATATAAAATTTGATGATACTGAGCAGACACTAGACGTATCATTCAATCAACTTAAAAAGACGGTGGATACAATTAAGGACGTTACCATAGACGGAGATTTGAGTAGCGTTATTGAGCAAGTATCTACTAATACAACTAATATTGGTATAGCTCAAGGACAAATTAGCACTTTAATTGACAATACAACGATTACAAAACAAGATGGAACAGTCACGCAATTAAAAGATGAATACAATAAAACCAAAGATACTGTTAATGAGCATAGCGTTACAATAGGTAAATTGGAAACTAATTACAAAGGAACATTAACAAAGACTGCAACCCAATACTATGTATCTACAAGCAATACTACTCAAACTGGTGGTAACTGGATAGAAGACACTACTCCTAAATGGGAAAATGGAAAATATATATGGCAAAGAATAAAATACACATACGGTGATGGTAGCATAACATACTCTACTCCAGTATGTATTCAAGGAGCTAAAGGTGAACCGGGAGTTAATGGCGAAAAAGGCGACCAAGGTCTTCAAGGCGATAAGGGGCAATCATTAGTTAACTCAGTACCACAATGGTATTTATCTACTAGTAACACTACACAAACTGGCGGCAGCTGGGTTGAAAGTATGCCATCTGTAGTACAAGATAAATACTTATGGTTAAGATATAAATTAGTATGGCAGAACCCTACACAAACTACTTATACAACCCCAACATTGGAACAGGTGGCAGAACAAATAAAAGATGTAACTAGCAAACAATCAAAATTAGAGCAATCTTTAGACGGGTTCAAAATGACAGTAAGCAGCACATATGCAACAAAAGAAGGATTAAATGAAGTTAAGGAATCGATTCAAAATCAAGATGGGTATACTATAATACTTAGTAAAGAGTGTATAGTAACTACTTGTGATTAATGGAGGTGTTTATATGGCAACAATAACTGTGTCAAGTAATCCTAGTACAACTGGGGATACGTTGACTGTAAATTTTACAACAGATGCCACTAATATTTCCGACATTTTACTAAGTAAAGATGGAGGTAGTACTTATATAAGTGCTACTTCATTTACCAACTCTAGTGCCGTTTTTAATATTAGTAACTGGGATAATGGGACATACAATAACTGCAAACTAAAATGTGTGTATACTGAAACTAGTAGTGGTGGAGGGGAAGCTCCTGATAATAGTTGGGAAGTAGAGAGCCCTTCAAATAGTTTCATAGTAACAACTGATTTTGGGGGTAACACAAGCCCTCTTATGAGAAATGAAAAATGTACTTATACAGCTGGCGGGATGACTATGGGAACTGGTAGTTATTCTGTAATAGATAAATATATGAGTTGTGACTTATGGAGAATGGAGGCTGAAGTAGAAGTTCTCGATAAATCTTCAGTTTTTGGTTTCTTGACAGAACCAATAATAAACGGAGTACCAACTTCCAGTGCACAAAAGGGTGCTTTGATGTTATTCGATAGTGGCTATATAAGACTGTACGACCATTACACAGGATATTTTAAAATACCTACTACTGTAAGAGCACAGACACCTTTTACTATAGAAACTGGTAAGAAATACAAAATAAAAGGTCAAAAGCATGGATGGATTTATACTTTCACCATTACAGATACTACTAATAGCAAGAATACAGCTCTAGTTACTTATACTAATGACGGTAAGAACTCAAACGACCAATACTGTGGTAAAGGATGGGGACTTCCCGGTGTTTGTTGTGTTAGTGGAAGCATTAAGGTGCATTCGTTCACATATAATTTATTATGTAATCCGAATCCTAAAGCAATTATATTTGGAGATAGTATCACAGAAGGTACTAACCTAGGAGGAGGAACAGGAACTTATGATAAGTGGTCATCTCAAGTAAGGGACAAATATTATAATGGTAATTGTTTAATATGTGGTAGAGGTTGGTCTACTACAAATGATATGATGCTAAGAATGAAGGCTATCCATGAATTAGGAATTAAACCCCAAGAAAATGTTATTGTTTTAATAGGAGCTAATGATGTTAGAGGATCGGATGAATGGTTAGAAGGTTGGAAAACAGATATGAAAGAAAAAGTCGTTCCTTATATAAAAGATACTTTTGGTGTTGACCCAGTCATATGTTGTTTAACTTTATGTCAAACAGATACGGGCGACAGAGTAAAGAAAGCGAATGCCTGGATATTACAGCAAAACTGGAAGTCTCCACGATTTGATAAAGCAACATCTGCTAACGAAGATGGAACAACTTACTCTAGTCAATATTCAACAGACGGTCTGCATCCTAATAAACTTGGTTCAGATAGAATGTTTGCTTTCTTTAAAGCATGTATGACTAATACCGAAGTAGAACTTCCAGGTGGCGGAAGTACTGGTGGTGGCGAACAACCTCCTACTCCTACTCCTACTCTTACTATAAGCAATATAGCTAATATAACAAAACCTGAGAAAACTGAGTTCTACATTGAATACAGTACAAATAGAGCAGTAACTAAACATGAAGTATCATGGGACGGTGGCAGCACGTTCTACGACAAGACAACTGATGTAACTGCTAGTGGCACAAAATATAAGTTCAAACATGACAATAAAGCTAGTGCTGGTTCATATAGTATGGCTATAAGAGTTACGGATAGTGACGGGAATACTAAGACAAGTAATGTGTTCAAGATTACATTGACAAGTAGTGTAACTCCTGATCCAATGACTTTCACTCAAAAGAAAAAATTAGATAATGGGGTAGTTACTGACACTACTGATACTACATTCTGGACTACAATTAATAAAATATCAGTAACTCCATCATCAAAATATACACTTGATTTAAAACCTGTAAATTATGTTTGTGTATGTTTCTATAATAGTAGTGATACTTACCTAGGCAATAATAACGGTGGATTTGTAGAAGCAAATACAGATGACTGGTCAGTTGGTTCATTATCAACAACATTTACCGTACCAGCTAATGCTTCCTATATCAGAATATGTGGTACAGGTAACAACGGACAAGTTACTGCCACACTAACTAAATCTTCCTCTGGGGGCACAAGTACAGGCGGATTATTGGATAGCGATGGAGCATACGTCATAGACGATTTCTCAAGTAACACAATAGATTCTAATAAATGGTCATATGAATTAGGTTATGTGAGAAATAATGAAACTCAAAAATACACAAATACAAACGCAGTAGTTAATGATGGTATATTAGCTTTAAGAGGTTTAAAAGCTAGTGATGGTTCTTGGACTTCTTCATCTATAATATCCAAAGGACACTTTGCTTTCATGTATGGTAAGATAGTTGCTAGAGTTAGAGCTTGTAATTATAACGGAGCATTTGGTGCGTTTTGGACTTTAGGTGATTCCTTTGAATTTGGATATAAAGAAAATGGTAATCCTGACACACTAGGCGAATGGTGGGCATATTGTGGTGAGTTTGACGTTATGGAATTCTATAACGGTAAACTAACTTGTGGTGCGTTCTTTAATGAAAAAGAAGAAAGTGGACGTGTATGGTATAATGATTATCCAACTGGCGATTGGCATGAATTTGCAATGGAATGGAAAACAGACGGTACATTAATTTTCTCTATAGATGGGCATGAATTATCAAGAACAAGTGCTACTGATAATAGAGCATTCCATATACCACATTTCATACTAGTTAACCAAGCGATTGGTGCTAGTGGTGGTACTCCTGATAGTAGTACTACTGAAATTACTCAGTATGTAGATTGGATAAAATATTATCCACTAAGTACTGATAATCTAGTATTAAATTCTAGTGACTTCTCACTAACTGCTATGGATGCCAATGATAGTTCACATAACTGTATGGTAAGACCAACATTCAATGATAACTGTATTAATAAATCATTGACATGGTCATCTAATAATTCAGACCTAGTTTGGGTACATAGCGGACTATGCAGTACTTATGCAGGAGCTAATGGGGAAGTAATAATAACTGCCACTTCTCACTCAGGTGTATCAAAACAAATTACATTAACGGTATCCAATGGTACATTAAGAGAAAAAAGTTCAGGTGGTTCAACTACGCCAGAACCAGCTCCTGGTACTATTGGTAATATGACATTTGGAAAAAAAGTTGATACTAGCACACATAAAATAGTTGATAGTAGCAGCGATTGGGCAACAATTAATCCAGTAACAGTTGAGAAAGGTGGATACTATACATTACAAATGGATGCTACTTGGGTATGGTGTTACGCTTATGATGACAATGATAATTTTGTTAAAGAATTATTTACTAGTACAGGTGACTATAACACTAAATATTCATTTACTGCAACAACAACTAAAATAAGATATGGTTGTTATGACCCACGTAAGTATTTATCATATTGTAATTTAACTAAAACAAGCTAGGAGGTGATTGCTTATGAGTGAAATATATAGTAATTCATTTACGACAAAAGTTAGTAGACCGGCTACAAGCGCTACTATATATAGTAACATATTCACCGCAACAGTAAATAAAGTAGTTGTAGAAGAAACTAGTAACAATACTCAAATTAATATATACAATGGAACTACTCAGTTAGTCGCAGTTAACTCGGCACCAACTGATGGACAATATAAAGTAACCATAACCAACACTTCTAACTGTACTGCAAAATTGGAGGATGATCATAAAACGATCACTCTCCTTACAGCGACAGGGAATGCTGGTGAGATACAGATATCTATTAATATTGAAGGAAAAACAAATGTCAAAAAGACTATACCAGTTGCATCAATCACAAAAAGCTCTGTGATTAAATCTAATGAAACAAAATATCAACAATTATCTGATAAATTTACTTGGTGGGTTAAAGGTAATAATACAAGTTCAATGACACTAACAGAGAACGCATTGAGCATAATTACTCAACAAGTGAAAGTAACAGGAGATATGATAGTAGATGGCGCTATTGACGGTAAAACTATCACAGGTGTATCTATTATAGGAGGTACTTTTAGAAATCAAAATAATACATTTAGTGTAGATAGTGAAGGCAACATTATTGGCGCAAAAATGCAAGGTTCTGATATTGTAGGCTGTACTTTTAGAAATCAAAATAATACATTTAGTGTAGACAGTGATGGTAATATTGTTGGTGCACAAATACAAGGTTCTGAAGTTATTGGGGATAGTTTCTCAGTCGAAGGGGAGCTTACAGCTGACACCATAACTGCGAACAAAATAAACAGTGCCCAATACCCAAGCACATTAGAGGACGATATACAAATATCAATTAATAGTGGTGGTAATGATGACAATGAATTATATGACGGCGTATCTTTTGCCACAGTAACAGGGGCATTAGAGGCCTTACCTAAATTTCTAAATGGGAAAATAGTAAATATATGGATACAAGAAGATATTTATGAAAATATAGATGTTAGATATTTTACTAGTGGTAGAATTAACTTATATTTAGACGGGAATACTGTATATGGATGGATTAGAAGTTATATGAGTAGCATTAAAGTGTATGTATATGGAGGCTATATGAAATTTGAAACTGCAAGGACAGGTGTAATTCATCCAAGTACAGGTTGTGCAGTTGCCAGTAGAACGGCTAGTTTGGTTGGACAGGAAAGTTCACCAATTAATGCTTATAGCTTAAAAATATATGGTAGTGATAATCCTTCCGGTAGTGCTACTACAATTGTTGGCATGGCTTGTGATTCCTATGCGTCTGGATATTATAAAGATTTACAATTTATCAATTGTGATATAGGTTTTAGAGCAAATGCAGGAGGAAGAATACACGCTGCAAGTTCAAGTGGTGTATGTAGTCAATATGGATTCGAAGCAGTAAGTGGAGGCTGCATTACAATAGCAAACAGTGGACAATGCGGTGGTAGTAAATCAAATACCCATGTGAGTTTACCAGGTCAAATAATAGCTCCTACAAATGTTAACCATGAAGGAGGTAACCAAACTACAGACCCAGGTAATACAGCTCCTACTCCGACAACTACCAAAACTGTAACAATCAAATCTAATAGTGGTGATACTTATAGAAGTAGCGTATATAACAACTGGAAGAAAGATAATACAGCAAGACAAGGTGATTATGGATACGGTGACTGTAATGGTTGTTGGTTCTTTGGCACTCAATTCAATCAATTCAAAGGAAAAACTATCACTAAGATAGAACTTACTATCAAGAGGCTATCTGGTGGTGTTCATTCAGCCGTGTCAGTAGTAGTTAAGACTCATAACTACGCAAGTAGACCAAGTGGAAAACCTTCATACGGTTCAAGTTGTGGAAGTGTCAATATAGCAGTTGGTGATACTGGTAAATTAACTATAACTAATAGTACTATACTTAATGCGCTTTCAGACGGTACTATAAAAGGATTTGGTATTCAGTCTGCTTATAATTCTAGTAGTTATGCAGTATGTTCAGGTAGTGTAACTATGAAAGTAACTTATACAGAATAGGAGGGATTAATCAAAATGGATGCGATAAATACAATAAATATAATAGCTAAATTATACAAACAAGAATTGGCAGAAGCTAATCATCAAAAGATATTAAATCAAGCACAATGTGAAATATATAAACAACAAATTGACATGTTAAAAAAAGAAATTGAAGAATTAAAAAAAGAACTTGAAGAATTAAAATGCACTGATAAAATAGATAACTAAATTTTTTAGTTATCTTTTTTATTTTATTATTTTAGAAGGAAGGTGTAATAAATGATTTTTACTGAAAGTACAATTAAAATCTCTAATAATGTTTCAAAAATGGATTCGACTATTGTACTTTATAGAGGAGATAAAAATATAGAGATAAGATTTACTATATTACAATCTCCTTTTAAATACAGTAATACAGTAGCAACCAATGTTATTGAATCAACTAATGCAAGTTATGGACAATTAGTAATAAAAACACCAAATGATAAACCGCCAATATTTAGTGAAGTAAGTGCTACTAAAGAGGGTACAGTATTATTTACTATCACCAAAGAAATGATTGATGAGATTGAAGAATTAGGTAATTATACATTCCAAATACGTTTAATGGATGAAAATAAACAAAGTAGAGTTACAATACCACCAGTTGAAAATGGTATTGAAATTAAAGAGCCAATTGCAATTGAAGATGATAATACTACAAATGTGGTAGGATTAGCAAAAGCAAATTATGCCGTTGCTACATTATCAGATGTTGATACACCAGCATTTGACAATAATGGACAATATATTAAAACTAATTGGAACGATGGCGATATTATCACAAATGCATCATTAAATAAAATCGAAGACGGTATTTACACTACAAATGAAAATGTTACAGCTACTAAAAAATATGTAGATAATGGTATTAATTATAATAATAAACAATTTAATAATAGAATTGTAGCAATGAATATAAGTAAACATCCCGTTTCATGTAGTACAGAAATATACAAAAAACCTTTATGCGACATATTTCCTGAATTATTAAATATAACATATAATACGGTTTTTAGAGACTCCAATTCATTTAAAGTAAATATGGATAATTTTGCTAAAGAATATCCTACAGTAAAAAGTGCATATAATAAACTAAATATTAATTTATATGATGAAAATGATAATTCCATAGGAAATAGTTATGGTAATAGTATTAATGGTGACGGATTAAACGTTATATTTATAAATATAACTGAAAGTCTTAGATTTTATGCATACTTTGATAAAGCTTTAGTTGACGGTAGTAGTACAACTATGGAAACTAAAAATGGATACATGACCATACAACTCCTTATACCTAAAGGTAATAATAAACAAGAATTTATAGATAAGATTAAAAATTTAAAATTGACCCTTAGTGTTATTAGAACAGACTTTTTAAATTTAAATAATGAGACAATATATACACCAACAACTGATTATAACCCAGCCACTAAAAAATATGTGGATGATAATAAAATAGGTTATATTAAAAGCGAAACTGTCGGCGAAACTATTGACACTTCAACTATGGTTAGTTCTTTTAGTAATAATTCGTATATATATGAAAGTAATAATGTTACTTACTTAGAGGTAGGCAAGGAATATCATGTAATAGTTAATGGGATTAGATATAGAGCGTTATGCATAAATAATATGCCAGGTAATGATCAAATATATGAATCAATAGCAGTAAATGGTGATGGATTTTCAATAGCAGTAATGAATAAAATAGGTTATAACACTAAATATTATCAGGATAATACTAAATGTGCTTATGAAATAAATTTAAGCGACGAATTATTAGCTGCTCCGCCAACAATACAAATATTAAAAATGGATATAGAATATATACCAACTTATTTAATGCCAAAAGATTTAGGAATATTAAATTCTATTAGCGTTAATCGTATAGGCGATATCGGAACAAGTAGTGCCGCAATAGGATATAAAAATACAGCAAGTAATGATTTTACATTTGCAATGGGTATGAACACAACTGCAAATGCTGTGGCTGCCCATGCTGAAGGTGGGTTTACAGTAGCAAATGCTAGTTATTCTCATGCCGAAGGTTTTAAATCTATATCTACTGGTCAATATTCACATGTTGAAGGTATAGTGTGTAAATCATCAGGACAAGGTTCACATGCTGAAGGGTATTATACAGTAGCATCTGGAGAGCGTAGCCATTCAGAAGGATGTTTTACTGAAGCTGCGTCACAATATCAACATGTACAAGGCAAGTATAATGTAGTAGATTCAAAAGGCGTTTATGCCCATATAGTAGGTAATGGTACAGGCAAGAATAACAGACACAATGCATATACTTTAGACTGGCAAGGTAATGCTTGGTTCGCAGGAGAAGTTCAAGGTACTAATTTACCATATACTATTTCTAGTAAAGTATTAACTACTGTACCTGCTAGTGATATAAAATTAGATGGTGAAATTGCTGTAAATAATATTTCTATTAATAAAGATAGAAGATATTATATAGAATTTTTAGGTACTAAGAAATTATGTAGTTTATTAATAAGTGACGAAATAGGTGATTTTATTATATGTAGTATAGGTAATTATTCTATAGGGATATACAATAACACATTTAATATATCAATATACATTTATAAAATAAATACATCTGATACTACTGATACTTTTACTGATTTAATTATATATGAAGAAGAAGTTAAATACTTAAGTAATAAATATTTAGAAACTGATTTAGTATTACAAAATAGCATAAGTCTAGGAAGGATAGGAGATATAGGAACAGGAAGTAGTGCCATAGGACTATATGTAACTGCAACTGGTGATGCCTCTCATGCTGAAGGTGATACAACTACTGCTTCAGGAGAAAATTCTCATGCAGAAGGTTATGATACAACAGCTTCAGGTGATTCTTCACATGCAGAAGGTAGTAATACAACAGCTTCAGCTGATTCTTCACATGCAGAAGGTAATTCTACTGAAGCTTCAGGTACTTCTTCGCATGCAGAAGGCTCTACGACAACTGCTTCAGGTGATTATGGTTCCCATGCAGAAGGTTCTAATACAATAGCTAGCGGTGTTGGTTCACATGCCGAAGGTAATTGTACAACAGCTTCAGCATATTATTCGCATGCCGAAGGTGATAGTACAACAGCTTCAGGAGAAAATTCTCACGCAGAAGGTAAATATACAACAGCATCTGGTACTTCTTCGCATGCAGAAGGTGATAGTACAACAGCATCAGAATATTGTTCACATGCAGAAGGTAATTGTACAACAGCTTCAGGAGAAAATTCTCACGCAGAAGGTGCTAGTACTATTGCTTCTTCTCAAAACCAACATGTACAAGGTAAGTACAATATAGAAGATACTAATAATAAATATGCTCATATAGTAGGTAATGGTGAGGACGGTAAAAATTCTAATGCTCATACATTAGATTGGGAAGGTAATGCATGGTTTGCAGGTAAATTAACACAAGAAGGTACTCCTACTGAGGGTAAAGATTTAACTACTAAAAAATATGTAGATGATAAAGTTACTAGTTTACCTCAACTATCCTTTAATGAAGCTGGTGAATTAGTTGTAACAATAAATGGAGTTAGTAAAACTTTTGTGCCTAAAAATGTATAATTAAGGATAGGGGGAATATTTATGGATACAGAAATAATTATAGCAGTACTCGCATTAGTAGGAACCTTAGCCGGTTCATATTTTAGTAACAATAAGCACACCGCTGTTATGGACGAAAAGATTAAAGATTTAAAGAAAGACATAGCAGTTTTGTCAGACAGAGTAGATCGTCATAATAATCTTGTAGAAAGAATGGCGATTGTTGAGGAACATATTAAAATGAGTGATAAAAATAAAAATAATAAAGAAGGAGATTGATAGTATGGATTTAAGTTTTATAAGTGAATATGCAGTACCAGTAATAGTTGGTATATGTTTGTGTGTGGGATATGTTATTAAAACTAGTTTCTCTAGTATAAATAATAAGTATATCCCTTTAATTATGGCTATTTTAGGGGTACTATTAAATATATGGATAACTCTTACAATAAACCCAGGAGTGTTATTAGGTGGTTTATTTAGTGGTTTGTCATCCACAGGATTACACCAAGTATTTAAAGAATTATTAGAAAGTGAAGAAAAATAAAAGGGAGATGATTTTATGTCATATTTAGTTGGTATAGATGCAGGTCATGGTATGCATACAGAAGGTAAAAGAACGCCTAAACTTATTTCTGATATTAAGGTTGATGGTAAGGTGGTTAAAAAGAAAGGTGAAATAATACATGAAAATGAATGGAACAGAGCAGTAGCAAGATATTTAGCTGCAGCTCTAAAAAGATGTGGTATAGATTATTTTTACACTGCCGATATGACAGGAAAAACAGATGTGCCTTTACGTACAAGAGCCGCTAGAGCAAATAATAAGAAATGTGATATTCTTATAAGTTGTCACTATAATGCTTTTGGTATGTGTTCAAGTTTCATAAATAGAAAAGGTGGACTTCTTGTACTTAGAACTAAAAACTGCTCAAGTAAGTCTATCAAATTAGGCAAACTAGCAGCTAAACATTTAGCAAACGATATTGATTATGCATATTCTTATGGGTTAAGAAGGGATGTAGATATTAGCGGATTTACATTAGCAATACTTAGACAAACAAATATGCCTGCTATATTAATTGAATATGGATTTATGGATGTTTGGGCTGAGGCTAAGTTAATGCCTGTTCCAAGTCGTCAAAAGAAATGTGCAGAGGCTACTTGTAAAGCTATTTGTGAATATTTTGGTGTTACTTATAAAAAACCAGATAAAGAACCAAGTAAAGAACCAGCAACTGAACCAAGTAAATATACTACTGGAGTATATAGAGTGACTACTGACGATTTAAATGTTAGAAAAGGCCCGGGGGTAAAATTTGAAAAAACAAATGAAGTCCATAAGGGTGACGCATTCACAATAACAAAAATAGATGGTAATTGGGGACATTTAAAATCTGGTGCAGGTTGGATAAATCTTAACTATACAGAGAAAGTAAAATAATACTCTACTCTACTCTGCTTTACTCTATTTAAAAAGGGCGTATACGTTTTTGTATGCGTCCTTTTAACATATTCTTTTAATTTTTCAGACGTCCATGTACCCCTCCTAATTAGGTAAGACATAAAATATACAGTTTTATGTTTTAGCTCTATGAGGCTCTATTTTCGATTCTAAGCGTTTTTGGTCAGTATTATGTCAGTAAAATACGCGTTTTTTACATCTTATATTATGAAAGAAAAACTATATTTTTAAAGGAGTGTTTTATATGAAAAAATTATTAGGAATAACAATAGCAATGATGTTAGGAATTAGTATGATAGGATGTGAAAGTACTGAAGAAAACAATGCTAAAGTAGAAAAACCTGAAGTTAAACAAGAGGAACAAGTTGAAGTTAAAGAATCTGAAACTGAAAAAGAAAAAGTTGTACCCGAATTTGATAAGAAAGAATTAAAACATTATTTAACAACTAACTTATCAGAGGAAGAATACGATAAATATTTTAACAGTATTAAAGATGACGAAAACGGATACTATGGACGTCGAGTTATTGAATTTGATGGTTGTATACTAGATGCACAATTAAGAGAAGGATACGACACAAGATTTGAAATGCTAATGGCAGCAGGAGACTATAGTGAAGACGAAATAAATGGTCCATATATTAAAGTTAAAGATATAGCCGGAACAGAATTAGGAAATTTAGTATTTGGAAAATGTAACGTAAAAGTTAAAGCAACAATAGATAAATACGATAGTGAACAAGGTTATCTAATGATAGACATATTAGAAATCGAAGCTAGATAAGACTAGCCCCTTCTGGGGCTTTTCTTTTTGCGCGAAAATAACAACGCCCTTTATGAAATAAAAACTATATTTAAGGGAGAGGTTAGGTATGGATGAAATGAAATTAAATTTAGGTTCAAAATTTATGAGAAAGATAGTTTCAAAATTAATAAGCAAATATTTAAGCAAACAAATTGGAAGTAAAGTAACTTTAGATTTAAATGCATTAAATGTACGCTTTGATGATGGTGACACTGTTATTAAAACAGATTTAGAACTTAGAATGGATAAACATGAATTCAGAAGACTAATGAAGAAAATAGATATAGATGAATTCTAGAGTATTAGTCCTATCAAGGACTTTTACTTTTGCGCGAAAATTACAACGCCTATTATGAAAAGGAGTTGATATTATGAAAATATTAATAGGTTGTACTTTAATCGTTATAGGTAGTGTAAGAATAATAAAAACTATAAAGGATATAAGAAACGACAAAGAAGGTATATTTATAAATGTTAATGACGTTAAATAAGTATTAGCCCTATCAAGGGCTTTTACTTTTGCGCGAAAATTACAACGCCTATTATGAGAGACAGAGGTGTCTCTACCCCCTTTTAATGATAATTGGAGCCTGAGCGGACATGGGCTCCTCTTTTTTTCTTTTGGACATATTTGGAAAAATATGGTACTATTTATTTAAGATTGGAGTTACGTAAGATGAAAAAAATAGTGTATCAAAAGGACCTCGATAAAATGCCAAACCGAGACCGTGGCAATATACTATTAAAAGAAGGTTGGCGTTTAAAACAGTTATATTCAGAAGCAGAAACGGACAGAGAACAAAACGCATATTTTTGCATGTTGCGAATATTTATGCAAATGGCAGCTTATGATTTTGGTTTTAATAACGAGTACGACATGTACTCATATTTAGATGATAAAGGAGTGGATAAAATATGATGAATGATGTAATTTTAGGTTTAATCTGTTTTGTATTAGGATTCATATTTGCACGTTGGCGTATTACTAACAAATATTATCTTGGCAAAATGAAAGTTGATTACACAGATCCAATGAAAGATATTTATAGTATGCAAGTTGAAGATTTTAATAAAATAGATAAATCCAAGTATGTATTGTTTAAAGTTGAACGTACGCAAAAATAACAATGCCTATTATGAGAATAAAGATAAAGGAGATGGGTTTATGAATAAAGATAATAAGGTGTTATTGGAGAAAGTAATAAACGATCGTCTTAACAAAGCGTTAGAGAATAATGATGATTCTAGCACAAACTTTGACGAAGCTATGGCGGCAATCGATAGACAAAAAGATTTAGACTCTGATAAAAGAGATAAAATAATCAAACTTGTCGAAATCGGAGCGGCTGTAATAGTTACGCCAATTATTGAGGCTAAGTGTCGAAAAGTATTCGCTGAAATGATTTGTTCATTCGAGAAAGATTATACTTTTACAACAACTGCCGGAAAGGCTTTATCAAAACTATTTAGACTTTAAATAGATTTTCAAGCTCAAGGTTATGGAAACATAGCCTTTGAGTTTTTCACGCGAAATTTACAAGCACTATTATGAGAGAGAAAGGTAGATGTCGATGGATCAGTACAACATCAACAAATGTCATGAGCTGGATGAAGAATGAGAGAATTGAATAATAGTAGATTCAATGAAGGTTAACACCGGATGAGAGCCCTTTTTCTTTTATTTTTCGAAAGGAGTGGTAATATGAATTTAACTCAAATAGCATCTAAGACACAACGTTATACAAAAAAGAATGCATCAACTATATTAACTTGTTTAGGAGCTTTAGGAGTTGTAGGAACGACACTGTCAGCCATTAAAGCAACTCCGAAAGCTATAGAATTATTAGACAATGAAGAAGATATGAAGATAGAACGAGACGGTCAATATCTTACAAATTTTGAAAAAGCACTTGTTGTAGCGCCTGTATATTTTCCAACTATATTATTTGGTACAGCTACAATAATATGTATATTTGGAGCAAACACATTGAACAAAAAGCAACAAGCAGCTCTTACAAGTGCTTACGCATATTTGAATTCATCTTTTAACGAATATAAAGACAAAGTCAAAGCTATATACGGTGAAGATGGAGAAAAGAGAGTTCGAGAAGAAATAGCAAAGGATAAATATATTCAACAATCTATGCCGGAATCCGATAAAGATATGTTATTCTTTGATGAATATTCAGGACGATATTTTGAGTCATCATTATTTAATTTACAAAATGCTGTCTACAAATTAAATAGGACTTTCGCATTAGAAGGTTATACTAATCTAAATGAATTTTATAGATATGTAGATTTGCCAGAGACTGAATATGGTAGCGTGTTAGGTTGGTCAGGATTAAAATGTTGGGAAGTATGTAACTATGCTTGGATTGAAATTAAATGGGAAGATATGGAATTACCAGATGGTTTGGTAGCACAAGCGATACGTTTCACTATACCACCTGAAGAAGGTTATGAAGAGTGGTAAGTACGCAAAAATTACAACGTATATTATGAGAAGATTATATTTAAAGGAGATGGGTTTATGAAAACTAAAATCGATACAACTACATTATTATCTATAGGAGCTACTGTACTAACTATAGCAGCAACGTTAGTTGGACAGAAATCTAATGATAAGCAAATGCAAAAAGCGGTTCAAGAAGAAGTAGCCAAAGCTCTTGAAAATATGAGCAAATTAAGTGAATAATAAAAGAAGTACGGGTCTTACATAGACTTGTACTTTTTATTTTGAGGAGGATAATTATGGATATTAAAAATTTATGTAATGATATAAAAGGTAAAGCAACAAAACATAGTCCTGAAATATTAATTGGGGTAGGTATAGCAGGAATGTTTAGTTCTGTTGTAATGGCGGTAAAAGCAACACCTAAAGTATATTCTGCAATAGAAAAAGAAAAAGAAATAAGAAGACTTGAAGAAGAACCAGAATTAACTAAAGTTGATATTTTAAAAATGTCTTGGAAATCATATTTACCAGCAACAGTTATGTTTGGTCTATCTGCAACTTGCATTATAGGAGCAAATAATATAAATGCAAAAAGAAATGCCGTATTAACTACAGCTTGTCATGTTTCAGAAAGAGCTTTATCTGAATATAGAAATAAAGTTGTAGAGGTTATTGGTGAAGAAAAAGAAAAAGAAGTACGTGACAAAGTATCTAAAGATAGAATGACAAAAGATCCAATATCAAGCAATACAGTTATATTCTCTAAAGGTGAAACTTTATGTTACGACACTATAACTGGAAGATATTTCAATTCTGATGTAGATAGAATAAAGAAAGCGGAGAACGAATTAAACCATATTTTATTAACTGGTGACTATTGTTCATTAAATGAATTCTATGACATGTTAGATATACCAGCTACTGAAATGGGAACTGCTGTAGGATGGAATGTTAAGAATGGTATGGTAGAAATATATTTCAGTGCACAAATAGCAGACAATGGTCAACCTTGTGTAGTTGTTAATTATGATATTCAACCAACTTATAATTTTGATAAATCCTTTTAAGTACGCGAAAAATACAACGTCTATTATGAGAAGAATATAAATTTTAGGAGGTAATATTATGGAACAAAACTTAACTTATAAAATGGATGAAAATGGTGTAGTGGAAGATATTGTCGATGAAAATGGACAATCTGTAATGGGAACTTTTGATGAAGTTGAAGCCGAAGAAAAAGAAGATTCTAATGTCAATGTAATGGCAATTGGAGCTGGAATTGTAGCGGTTGCAGGACTAGCAATGCTAGCACGCAAACCTATAAAGAAAGTATTCAAAGCTACTATGGCAGGAATTAGAACTTTCAAAGCTGAGATGAAACAAAGTGATGATGAAGGATTAGACACTGACGGAGATGTTATGGAAGCTGAAGTTGAATCTGAAGAAGTATAATTAGTGACATAATTATATCTATAAATGATGTATGACTTTAAAGGAGAGAGCAATTTAAACGATTGCTTTCTCTTTTGCTTTTGTTGTTATAAAAATATATTTATAAAGGAGCGTTAATTATGAAAAATGTTATAGGCGAAGAATACAAATCAAATTCTCACAAATCTAAAGGCGAAGTTAGAAAAGAAGACAAAAAGATAGAAAAAGTAGCAACTGGTAAAGTAAAAACTAAAAAGAAATCAGGGGCTAATAAATTTTCTGATGTATTTGTAACGGAAGATATTTCAAGTGTAAAAGATTATATTTTATACGATGTATTATTACCAGCGGCAAAGAAGACATTATCTGAAATAGTATCAAATGGTATTGATATGTTGTTATATGGTGAAACAAAATCTAAGAATAAATCAAGAGGAAGTAAAGTATCATATAGCAAATATTATGATGATAGAGAAGACGATTATAGAAGAAGTTCTAGAAGAAGAGCTGTAGGTTATGATTACGAAGATGTTATATTAGAATCTAGAAGAGAAGCTGAAGAAGTATTAAATAGAATGGAAGACTTAATAGATTCATATGGTGTTGTAAGTGTTGCTGATTTATATGACTTAGTTGGCATATCTGGAAAATACACAGACAATAAGTACGGATGGACTAATCTAAGAGATGCTGATATAGAAAGAACTAGAGACGGATATTTGTTAGTATTTCCTAGAGTAAAACCGTTATAAGGAGGTATATTTATGATAATAGTAGATGGACTTATAGCTTTATTTTTAAATGCAAATTTTGAAAAAATATTACCGATTCTTGGAATAACATGCTTAATTACATTTCTAAGATTATCTATGAAAATATCACATTTTATAGATAAGATGTATTATGAAGCAAGTACGGAAAGTTTAGAAAAGGAGGAAAATAAGCAATGAGAAAGAAAATGGTTAAAGGATGTTTAGCAGTAGCGGCTGTTAGTATAGTAATGTTTGGAGTGTGCGCTTTAATGGAAAAGAGAGGTGTTAAATAATATGAAAAAACTTTTAGGTGTAGTTGGAGTTGTTGGACTTGTTGGTGTTGGGATGATACTTGCAGGTGTAAGCATGAAGAAAAGAGGTGCTAAATAATGGCAAAAATTCCTAAAGATTTAAGAGATAGAATACTTACTGAATGTGGAACGGAGAATATAGTAATAGCAACTGGAAGCGCTATAGCTAGCGGGGCTATAACATTTACAATTGTATTAGGTATATTAATGAAATTAGATAAAAATAAGGAGATGAAATAATATGAAAAATATTAAAAATAAATTAATGGTGACTTATAGAAAATCTGAAATGAAAGTTAGAAAACATTCACCTGAAATATTAGCAGGTGTTGGAGTTGTTGGTGTAGTAGGAAGTTTCGTAATGGCTTGTAAAGCAACAACAAAACTAAGTGATATTTTAGATGATTCAAAAGAACAATTGGATAAAATAAAAGAAGTAGTATCTGATCCAGCATATTCTGATAAATATAATGAGCATGATGCTAAGAGTGATACAACTATAACATACGTACAAACAGGTATGAAAATAGCAAAATTATATGCACCTTCAGTTATATTATGTGCGGGTTCATTAGGATGTTTATTAGCATCAAATAATATATTAAGAAAAAGAAATGCAGCTTTAACAGCCGCTTATGCAACAATAGATAAATCATTCAAAGAGTATAGAAAAAGAGTATCTGAAAGATTTGGTGAAGAAGTAGAAAAAGAAATAAGATACAACATCAAAGCTAAAGAAATTACTACAGTTGATGAAGATGGAAACGAAGTAAAAGAAACTATCAAAGAAGTAGAAGTTGACCCTAACAGCCCAGAAAGTTATAGTGACTATGCAAGATTCTTTGATGAAAGTTGTGCAGCTTGGCAAAATGATGCTGAATACAATTTAACTTTCTTAAAAGCTCAACAACAATATGCAAATGATTTATTAAAAGCAAGAGGTAGATTGTTCTTAAATGAAGTTTATAGAATGTTAGGTATCGATGAAACTAAAGCAGGACAAGTAGTTGGTTGGGTATACAATCCTGATAATCCAACAGGAGACAACTTTGTAGATTTCGGTATATATAATATGCAAAGAGATAGAGTTAGAGCATTTGTAAACGGATATGAACCAAACATATTATTAGACTTCAACGTTGACGGAGTTATATGGGATTTAGCTTGGTGAGATGAAATGGACAACTTAGGTACTGACAGTATATTCGGTGATTAAATTATATTTATAAAGGAGAGGTTATTTATGAAACTATTTAAAGGTTTATGCATATTTGCAGCCGGCGCTTTAGCTGGCGCTGCAGTTGCAGCAAGAGTAGTAAGAGAAAAATATCAACAAGAAGCAGAAGAAGAAATAGCTGAAATGAGAGATTATTATAGAGAACTTAGAAAAAACACTAAGACTCCAGACGAAGATAAAATGGTAGAAGAAGAAAACACTAAAGAAGAAAAAGAAGAAAACACTAAAAACGAATATGATGAAATAGTGAAAGGTTACACAAATTATACACAATATAATGATATTGAAACTAAAGAAAATAAAAAAGAAGAAAAAGAAGAAAGAACTAATTATGAGCCTTTTATCATAGATGTTGAAGAGTTCGGTGAAGACCCTACTTATGACACAGCAACATTAACATATTACAAAGATAAAGTATTAACAAATGATCTTGATGATGTAATAGATTATAGTGTTGCAGGGGAAGAAAACTTAAAGATATTTGATGAACATCCAGATTGTAAAGCTATATATGTTAGAGATGATATTTACATGGTTGATTATGAAATATTAAGAGACCCATACCAATATGATGAATATGACGATTTCCCTGATAAAAAGCCTCATCAATTATAGTTCAGAAGGGAGATTATTATGATTGACGATTATATTTTAAATGAATACTTTTATTGGTTATATACTTTGGTAAACAAAAGACGATATGCAAGACGTTCATATAAAAAGTTATTAAGATTATTACACAGTATGACATTTACATATGAAGATGATTTCGATTCTAACCGTGCGGCCGACGGTGAAGAATTGAGATGGAGATATGTATATGAAGGTGGAGGAAATAAATATATTTTAGAATGGGAAGAACCGTGCACAGTTCTCGAAATGATGATAGCTTTATGTTTCCATATGAATAATATAATGGAAAACTCCGATGATGAATACACAGTAGCATATTGGTTCTGGATGATGATATCTAATCTGGAACTAGACGGAATGAATGATAGTAAATTTAATACAGCCAAAGTTAAGGATAGTATATTTAGATTTATGAATAGAGAATATGAACCAGACGGAAAAGGAAATATCATAAGAATAGAAGATTGCAAATCTGATTTAAGAGATGTTGAAATTTGGTGGCAGATGTGTTGGTTTTTAGATAGTATTACTTAGAAAGGAGACACTATGTAATGTTAGATTTTTTAATGATATCTACAAGAAGTACAAAACGTGGTGTCATTGAAATATATCCTAAATTTATAATCAAGAAAAGTTCTGACTTAATGATAAGAGGTGGAGACTTCTATGCAATATGGGTTGAAGAACGCGGACTATGGTCTACAGACGAGCAAGACGCATTATCTATAATAGATAAATATTTAGATAAATACGCAGAAGAAAATAAAGGTAAGTTTGAAGGACACGTCAGAATTATGCATATGTGGGATGCGGAATCAGGAATGATAGATACATGGCATAAATACTGTCAAAAACAAATGAGAGATTCATTTCATCAGCTTGATGACAAACTTATATTTTCAAATACGAAAGTATCAAAGAAAGATTACTCTAGCAAGCGACTACCATATCCTTTGGAGAAAGGTAACGTATCAGCATGGGATAAACTTATATCAACGTTATATTCTCCAGAGGAACGTCATAAGATTGAATGGTCTATAGGAGCTATAGTCACAGGCGATTCGAAACATATTCAAAAATTTATGGTGTTTTATGGTTCAGCAGGTACAGGTAAATCTACTATATTAAATGTTATTCAAAAATTATTTGAAGGATATTATTCTGTATTTGATGCTAGGGCGTTAGGTTCAAGCAGTAACTCATTTGCTTTGGAATCATTTAAAACCAACCCACTTGTAGCTATTCAACATGACGGTGATTTATCTAGGATAGAAGACAACACAAGATTGAACAGCCTTGTTTCACACGAGTTAATGACTGTAAATGAAAAATTTAAAGCCGCATATTCTAACAGATTCAATGCTTTCTTATATATGGGTACAAATAAACCAGTAAAAATCACAGATGCCAAATCAGGTTTGATAAGAAGGCTTATAGATGTAACTCCGTCTGGCAATAAGTTAACTAAACGTGAATATGATGACGTTATAAAACGTATAGATTTCGAATTAGGCGCCATAGCAAAATACTGTGAAGATATTTATCGTAAGGACCCGGGAGCTTATGATGATTATGTACCAGTATCAATGTTAGGCGCTTCAAATGATTTCTATAACTTTGTTCTTGATAGTTATTTTACTTTCAAAGAGCAAGAAGATGTACCGCTTAAGAGCGCATGGGAGTTATATAAAACTTATTGCGACGAAGCGAATGTACCATATCCGTTTAGCAAAAGGATATTTAAAGAAGAACTTAAAAACTATTTTAGAGATTATAAAGATAGATATACTAAAAATGATACTAGAATGAGAAGTGTTTATATTGGATTCAGAGCAGATAAATTTGAAGATGAGGAAAAAGAAGAAGTACAAACACCTAAAATAAAACTTATAGAATTTAATTCTACAGAATCTATATTTGATAAAGATTGTGGAAAATATCCAGCTCAATACGCAACCTCAAAAGGAACTCCATCTAAGAAATGGGACAATGTTACTACAACATTAGATGATATCAATACTAAAGAACTACATTATGTAAAAGTTCCTGAAAACCATATAGTTATAGATTTTGATATTCCAGATGAAAATGGTGAAAAATCATTGGAACGAAATGTTGAAGAGGCAAGCAAATGGCCTCCAACTTATGCTGAGTTCAGTAAAAGTGGAAAAGGAGTGCACTTACATTATATTTATACGGGAGATCCGAAAAAATTAAGTGCTATATATGCGGACCATATTGAGGTTAAGGTATATTCTGGAAAAAGTTCATTAAGACGTAAATTAACTAAATGCAATAATTTACCTATAGCAACAATTAGTTCAGGATTGCCATTGAAAGGAGAAGATAAAGTGGTTAATTTTGAAGCGATTAAAACTGAGAAAGGTATTAGGACTTTAATTAAAAAGAATTTGAAAAAAGAAATACATCCAGGAACTAAACCAAGTATCGATTTTATATATAAAATTTTAGATGATGCTTATAAAAGTGACTTAAATTATGACGTAAGCGACATGAAACCTGCTGTATTATCATTTGCAGCATCTAGTACACATCAAGCAGATTATTGTATTAAATTAGTCAATAAGATGCAGTTCAAATCAAAAGAACCGTCATTACCAGTTGGTTCCAGACCAGAAGATCAAATAGTATTTTACGACATTGAGATATTTCCAAACTTATTTTTAGTCAATTGGAAGTACGATGGAGAAGACAAACCAGTTGTTAGAATGATAAATCCAAAACCGGCTGAAATAGAAGAATTAATTAAGTATAAACTTGTAGGTTTTAACTGTAGACGATATGACAACCATATGCTATATGCAAGACTTATGGGATATAATAATCAACAGTTATTTAACTTATCACAAAAAATAATAAATGAAGGTAAAGGATTCTTTGGAGAGGCATATAACATATCTTATACTGATGTATATGACTTTGCAGCTAAGAAACAATCCCTTAAAAAATGGGAAATTGAATTAGGTATACACCATCAAGAATTAGGATTACCATGGGACAAACCAGTACCTGAAGAACTATGGACACAAGTAGCAGAATATTGCGATAATGATGTTATTGCAACTGAGGCAGTGTTCCATAAATTAAAAGGTGACTTCACAGCAAGAGAGATATTGGCAGACTTAGCAGGTATGTCTGTTAATGATACAACTAATACATTAACTACAAGAATTATATTTGGTAAAGAAAGACATCCTAATCTAGTTTATACAGATTTGGCCACAGGAAAGCAGTATTATTAATACGCGAAAAATACAATGTCTATTATGAGAGAAAGATAACGTAGCTCAATGGTAGAGCAACGCCATTCCCGGCGTGTGTTGTTGGTTCAAATCCAACCGTGTCTTTCTCTTTTATTTTTTCAAAGGGAGAGGATATTTATGAGTGAACAATTTGAATATCAAGCATTTCCAGAATACTGGAACACATTAACTAAAATAGAGTTTTTACAAAGAAAGATAATATTAAATTCAGTGGCATATTATGAGTATGACCAATCACCATTAACTGATTCTTTTTATGACGGCATATGTAGACAATTAGTTATATTACAAGAAGAATATAATAAAGAAGGTGGTGACTTTGTAAAAGATAGTAGATTTGGTTATGCATTTTATGATTTTGATGGATCTACAGGATTCCATTTATATAATAGATTAAAACCTAGTGATAAATATTATATAGATATAATGGGTAGAGTTAAGTTTTCTAAAGAATACAACAGAGGAAAAAATGGTTATAAACACTTTTAGAAAGGAGTGATTAAATGGACATTATAAATGCTTTCCCCGGTTATGAATTTGTCGATGGAAAAAACATATATCGTGGAACAGATGTCGGAAAAGGTGGATATGTTTATGCAGAGCCAGGAATGTATGGCAACATTGCATTATTGGACGTTGCTTCTATGCATCCCCATTCTGCTATAAATCTTAATGCCTTTGGTGAATACACACAACACTTTAAGGATCTTGTTGACGCACGTATAGCTATCAAAAGAAAAGACTTTGATAAAGCTAGAAAAATGTTTGGCGGAAAACTTGCTCCTTATTTAGATGATGAAACAACAGCTAAGAATCTGACACAAGCATTGAAAATAGCTATAAATTCAGTGTATGGTTTAACCTCAGCGAACTTCGATAATCCCTTTAGAGACATCAGAAATAAAAACAATATAATTGCTCTAAGAGGAGCTTTATTTATGAGAACTCTTCAAGACGAAGTTCAAAAAAGAGGTTTTAAAGTAGCACATATTAAAACAGACTCTATAAAAATTCCCGATGCAACACCCGAAATAATAGAATTTGTAATGGACTTTGGAAGACAATATGGATATGAATTTGAGCATGAGGCAACTTATGAAAGAATGTGTTTAGTAAATGATGCTGTATATATTGCTAAGTATGACAATGGTGAATGGACAGCTACAGGAACTCAATTTCAAATACCATATGTATTTAAGAAGTTATTTTCTAAAGAGGACATATTATTCGATGACTTATGTGAAACAAAATCTGTAACTTCAAGTTTATATTTAGATATGAATGAGAATTTACCAGATGTATCTAGTTTAGAAAAAGAGTTGAATAAAGTTTTGAAAAATTCCCCAGGGGATGAAAATTTGATAAACAATCTAAAAGAAGAAATAACAAAAGGACATAATTATAGATTCATAGGAAAAGTTGGCCGTTTCTGCCCTATTAAACCAGGTTGTGGAGGCGGTTTATTAATGCGTGAAAAAGACGGTAAATATTATTCAGCTACTGGAGCAAAAGGATATCGTTGGCTTGAGGCAGAGATCGTATCATCTCTTGATAGAACTGATGATATTGATGAAGGCCATTTTAAAGAAATGGCAGATGCCGCAATTGATACTATTAAAAAATACGGAGACTATGAATGGTTTGTATCTGATGCGCCATATACTCCACCTATATTTATAGAAGGTGAGTATGGTATGCATCCATTTTATGATGAAGATGTGCCATTTATAGGTCCGAATGAATAGGTGATATTATGTATGGATTTATATTAAATTGTTTGATAGTTATAGAGATTATTTGGGTTGTTGCCATGGTAATTGGCATATATAAAAATAGATTATAAAAAGGAGATTGGTATATATGAATAAAAGATTAGATAATATAGTAGTGGAAAATGCGAGATTAATATTTAAAAACTTTGCAGGTGAAGAAAGTAAATTTAATAGAGCAGGAAATAGAAACTTCTGTGTAATACTTGACGGAGATTCAGCTGAGGATTTAAGACAAATGGGATGGAATGTTAAAGCATTAAGACCAAGAGAAGATGAAGACGAACCAACATATTACTTACAAGTAACAGTAGCATTTGGAAATTTCCCACCTAAAGTTATAATGATATCTGGTAAAACAAAAACAGTGTTAGACGAAGAATCAATAGCAACTTTAGACTATGCTGAGATAGCAAATGTTGATTTAATAATAAGACCTTATCACTGGGAAGTTAACGGTAAAGAAGGTATTAAAGCATATTTAAAAACTATGTATGTAACAATTGAGCAAGATGTATTCGCCGGAAAATATGATTGTCTAGATGATGAAGAGCTACCTTTCTAATGAAACTTAGAGATTATCAAATAGACGCTGTAAAGAATATGAAAAATGGATGTATCCTAAATGGAGGAGTGGGAAGTGGAAAATCTCTCACTTCTCTTTCATATTATTATCTAAAAAATTCCGGGGATGAAAAATTCCTAAAAGGTGGTAAATACGTACCAATGAGTGATCCACCTAAAGATTTATATATTATAACAACTGCCCGTAAAAGAGACACTCTTGAATGGGAAGGAGAATTAGCACCATTTTTGTTATCAGTGCATGATGATAAAAACATATATTCTAATAAAGTTGTAATAGATTCATGGAACAATATTCAAAAGTATAAGGACGTTAAAAATTCATTCTTTATATTTGATGAACAAAGGGTTGTTGGTTCAGGGGCTTGGGTTAAGGCCTTCTTAAAGATAGCTAAATTTAATGAGTGGATATTATTATCAGCTACTCCTGGCGACACTTGGATGGATTATATTCCAGTTTTCTTAGCAAATGGATTCTACAAGAATAAGACAGAATTTATGCGGGAACATGTTGTATATTCTAGATTCTGTAAATATCCAAAAGTCGACCGATATATTAATACCGGAAGATTATTAAGATTACGAAGGGAGATATTAATAGATATGAATTTCAAACGAGAAACAGTACAACATCATGAAGATATTTATGTCAAATACGATGTGAAAATGTATAAAGACGTTATGAAAAGACGCTGGGATATTTGGAAAGATGAACCTATTACAAATGCCAGTGGACTTTGTTATGCATTGCGTAAAGTTGTAAATACGCATCAGTCCAGACTAGATGCATTATTGGATATATTTAGTCGACATAATAAAATTATTGTATTCTATAATTTCGATTATGAGCTTGAAATATTAAAAGATATTTACTATGGACGAGATGTTAAAGTTGCAGAATGGAATGGACACAAACATGAGCCTATACCTAAATCTAAGAAATGGGTATATTTAGTTCAGTACACAGCTGGAGCTGAAGGATGGAACTGTATAGAAACAGACACTATTGTATTTTTTAGTCAGAATTACAGTTATAAAATTATGCATCAATCAGCTGGAAGAATAGATAGGCTTAACACTCCATATAAAGATTTATATTTTTATCATTTAAAAACACACTCTGGAATTGACTTAGCTATATCTAGAGCTATAAAAAGTAAAAAGAAATTTAACGAAAAAGCTTTTGCCGACTTGTAGTACGCATTTTTTACACATCCTATTATGAAAGATAATAAAAATTTTATTGGAGGGATGTTTTATGAAAAACAATAATACTGAAAAGAAATCTTTAAAAGAAAGAGTTATGGAAAATAAAGGCAAAATTATTGCTGGTGTTTCAGTTGTAGCTTTAGGTACAATAACTTATATGGTATATAGAAACAACGTAAGAGTTAAGGGCTTATGCAAACTCGCTGAATGTCAAAACGATTTTAACGGGAAAGTAACAGAACTTAGCAAAAAAGAAGTTTCTTTATTACGCGAACAAGTTGAGTACATGAAGACTACTAGAGAAATAGCAGAAGAAGGAGCCTTAGAAGAAGCCATAAAATCTATCAATAGAAAGATACAATATAGAATCGGTAAAATTGAAGGTTGTAAGAACAGCAAAGATCCAGAATCTTTATTAGCTAAAGAAATATATGAAAAGGAATTAAAAGAGCTTATTAGAAAACGTGATTCATTTAATGAACTATGGGATAAAATGGTACATTAATATTACGGGGAAAGGAGCTTTTACAGTTCCTTTTCTCTTTCGCGCGTAAAATACAAGCTATATTATGAGAAGAATAAATGTTGATGTGGGCCTGGAACTGACCAGGGACTACGCCATAGCAGCGTAGGAAACGTGTAGCATTAAAGTATATTGGTGGGCCTGGAACTGACCAGGGACTACGCCATAGCAGCGTAGGAAACGTGTAGCCGAGATATACTTCTTCTCATTTTATTTTTATTTTTCCAAAGGAGATGGTATGTTTGATTGATAAATTAGTATTAATAGTAAATGGAAAACCGAGAGCTGGTAAAGATACATTTGCTATGTTATTAAATAAATATGAAAGAGTATATAAATATTCTGCAATAGATAAAATAAAGCAAATCGCTATAGGCTGTGGTTGGAAAGGTGGAAAGTCAGAGAAGGATAGAAAGTTCTTATCAGACTTAAAAATGCTAACTACGGAATATAGCGATGTTGCTTTTAACGACCTTTTAGATAAGGTTATGGATTTCTACGATAATAAGATTCATGAACATTTATTATTGATAGATATTCGCGAACCTGAAGAAATACAAAGAGCTGCTGAAGTGTTTGATGCTATAACTGTATTTATAAAAAATGATAATGTACCTGAGATAACTTCAAATGAAGCTGATGCAAACGTTGAAGATTTTGAATATGACTATTATATTGAAAATAATGGAACCATAGAAGAGTTTGAAGAAAGTATAAAAACATTTTATTATAATATATTAATGAAATTATAGAAAGGGGAATGAGTATGGCGTTAAGTAGAGAAATGTGGGTTGAAGATTGGTTAGGTAAAGATAATAAATTAGGATGTGATATTTGGCGTAAAAAGTATCAACATGAAGGAGAAACTTTTCTAGAATGGTTAGATAGAGTTTCCAATGGAAATGAGATACTTAAGAAAGATATTTTGAACAAAAAATTCTTATTCGGAGGAAGAATATTATCGAATAGAGGATTACAAAAACAAGGACGAAAAGTAACATATTCTAATTGCTATGTTATAGAACCACCGGAAGATAACTTAGAATCTATATTTGATACTGCTAAGAAATTAGCAAGAACTTTCTCTTATGGCGGAGGTTGTGGTATTGATATTTCACAACTTGCGCCTAGAGGTGCAGTTATAAACAACGCTGCTAAAGAAACAACAGGAGCTGTATCATTTATGGATTTATATAATTTAACAACAAGTTTGATAGGACAAAACGGAAGACGTGGAGCTTTAATGATATCTCTTAGTTGTAATCATCCAGATCTTGAAGAGTTCATAGACATTAAAACAGATTTAAATAAAATAACTAAAGCTAACATATCAATAAGAGTTACTGACGAATTTATGAGAGCAGTCGCTTTAGGAGAGTACTATGATTTAACATTCGTTAGAGAAGAAACAGGAGAAGAAATAATTAAGACTATATTTGCTCCGGATATTTTCGATAAACTTTGTAAGAATAATTGGAATTATGGTGAACCAGGAATGTTGTACTGGGACAATATAGAAAAATGGAATCTTCTTGCAGACGACTCTGAATTTGAATTTGCTGGCGTAAATCCTTGCGCTGAGGAGCCATTACCAGCTGGAGGAAGCTGCTTGCTAGGAGCTATAAATTTATCCGCATTTGTTAAAAATGGTATATTTGATTTTGATGACTTTGCTGATACAGTAGCACATGCGGTTATAGCTTTAAATGAAGTTTTGGATGAAGGATTAGAATTACATCCATTAGAAGAACAAAGAGAATCTGTTGCTGATTGGAGACAAATAGGACTTGGTATATTTGGTTTAGCAGACATGCTTATAAAATTAGGAATAGAATATGGTAGTGCAGACTCTATATATTTATGTGATAAAATAGGATTCACTATGGCAGATGTAGCAATAGGAACTTCTGCATATTTAGCTAGAGATTTTGGTCCATATAATAAATTTAAACCTGAAGCATTAGATAAGAATTTATATTTTATTGGAAATACAAGAGAAGAAACTAAAAGAGCTGTAAAACGATTTGGATTAAGAAACTCTCAATTATTAACTATAGCTCCTACTGGAAGTATTTCTACAATGTTAGGAGTATCTGGAGGTATAGAACCTATATTTGATACTTGCTATACTAGAAAGACTGAATCACTACATGGTAAGGATCAATATTATGAAGTTTACACACCTATAGTAAAAGCATATTTAGATAATAATGAAGTAATACACAACCTTAATACTGGCAAACCTGTACTTCCAACATATTTTGCTACAGCAAAAACAATTGATCCAATGAAAAGAGTAAAAATGCAAAGTATTTGGCAAAAACATATTGATGCATCTATATCTTCTACTGTAAATTTACCAGAATCAGCAACTGTAGAAGATGTTCGTAAACTTTATATTTACGCTTGGAAAAATAGACTTAAAGGTTTAACTATATTTAGAGAAAACTGTGCTAGAGTTGGAGTATTAACAAGCGAAAAGAAAGAAGAACCAAAAGAAGAACCCGAAGTTAAGATAGAAGAAAAAGATATTTTACCGGACGAAAAAATATTTGACAAAATCAAACCTATGACAAGATCTGAGTTAGGAGGAAGATTGAATGGTGGAACATATGTTAAGAAAACAGCATGTGGGAAACTATATATAACAATTAATAGAGATGATGACGATAACTTAGTTGAAGTATTTATTGACCCAGGAAAATCAGGAGGTTGTGTAGCTAATGCAGAATCATTAGGACGTATGGCATCCACAATGCTTAGAGGTGGAATGGCAATAGAAAGTATAGTCGACTCTATTAAAGGCGTTAAATGTTCAGCATGTACTCAAGCTAAAGGTAGCAAAAAAGTTATTGACGGATTAAGTTGTGGCGATATTTTAGCTAGAACTATACAAGAAGAATACGACAGATTTAACAAACGTGAAACATGTAGTAAAGAAGAAATTAAAGATACGGTAAAAGAAATAGTAAGTTCGACTAAACATTTAGTTATATCACAAGAAGAAAAAGATATTTTAAAAGAACAATTCAAAGCTATGATGAAACCAAAAAACTGGATAGTTCCAAATAACACTTGTCCTGAATGTGGTATGGAAATGACTAATGAAGGTGGTTGTGTTACTTGCAAGAATTGTGGATATTCTAAATGTGATTAGGAGGTAATATTATGTTAAGATTCTTATGGAGAGTATTAGAAATGGTAGTTGAAGTATTCGTTAAAGCAGCAATATTATCATTTGCAATCTTGATATTCCTTTTATTAATGTTAGTTTTAATATTTTAATACGCGAAAAAAACATATTCCTTTATGAAAAGAATATATAAAGGAGAGGTTATTATGATGGAATTAAGTTTAGTAAAAATGGTAAGTGAAAAAGAATTAGATGAAGGTTTAAGTCTTTATGAAAAAGCATTAAAAGCTAAAACAAAATTAGCTAGAAATACTTTATTAAGAAAGGCTGCCGACTCACTAGGATTTGAAACTGTAGCAGATTTATTAGATTTCTTTACTATATTATAACCTAATCGATATTGACTTAATTAAGGATGAGCCTTACACGGGCTTGTCCTTTTTATTTTATTTTTATAGGAGGATTATTATGAACGGTAAATATTGTAAACTATTAGAACAGAGAACAGATTTAATAAAATTTATAAAAGAAAAAGAAATAGAAAGAATAGAAACAGATTTATTTAATTTTAGTAAGTTAGCACTTCTTTATGAAATTCTAGAAAAAATAGATATGCAATTATTAAAGGAGGAAATGTGTAATGACATGTAGAAGAAAAACTAAAAAAGAAAGAGAACTAGTTGCAGATATTCACAAACTATGTAATTTATATTGCAGTCAACATGAATGTTACGAATGTAAATACGGAACTTATCCTAACGATGACTGTCCTAAAGCTTACGTTATTGATTTATTAGACAAACATAGAGATTACGAAGAAGAGGAAGAAGAATAAAAATTTAAAAAGATATTTTCGAAAGGGAGGTAACAACTATGAGCAAGGAATATGACGAATATATAAAAGAACATTGTGCAAATGTTAGAAAAGGATTCTACTGGATTAGAAGAAGTTTGCCTGAAGTACTTATCGATATTCCTGGCGTTGATTACGAATTAAATATATTACTTCATGATGATACAAAGTATAATAACGACGAATACGATGCATACGATGAATATTTCTACGGAAAGAAATCAAAAGACAGTGAAAAGAAAATGAGATACGCGTTCCAAAATCATATACATCAAAACCCTCACCATTGGCAACATTGGGTTCATTTGACAGATGACGGAAGACCTAGTGTTATAGCATTAGACATGCCTTATGAATATATCATCGAAATGATTTGTGACTGGTGGTCATTCAGTTGGAAATCCGGAGATGTGTTTGAGATATTTGACTGGTATGAAAAAAACAAAAAGATTATGAAACTAAGTAAACGAACAAGAGACACAGTTGAAGATATTTTAGACAAACTTGAAAAGAAATTAATTAAAGTCAGAGGACCTAGAAAAAAAATAAATTAAAAGAGGTGTTTAATGATAATTATGAATATTATAGAAATGATATTATTGTTCATACTAGCAAACTGTATTATTGGATGTATATTGTTTGTTATTATGTGGTTTAAATATTAATAAGGAGAGTGTTAAGCATGTCAAGTATTTTATTATGGGGAGCTATCATTATCGGTGGCTCTTTTATTTATATTGGAATGGGAGGACAACCTTCTAAAAAAGAACAAAAAGAACAAAAAGAAGAGCATCACTACGATAAAGAAACATATGAATATTTTTGTAAATTACCATTAGATGAACAAGAAAGATATTTTCAAGAAAATCTAGACTTGAGATATTACAAAGATGATTCAACTGTAGGATTAACAAATGATAAATACTTGAATGCTAAACATGCTGAAGAAATATCAAGACGCACTGGTAAACCATTCACCGATAGATACAAAGTATATTAAAAAATTAGGGAGAGGTGTTTAATATGATTAATAAATTCTTAGATAACTACGAGTTTTATAAAGCTTATGAAGAGAATGGCCCATTTTCTAATGAGACTATAAGAAAGGCTGATAGATTTTTAGCAATCAAAAATAAGAAAAAGAAATCTAAAAGAAAACAAAGAATCACTGTTAATCAATTAAAGAAAAAAGAGGGGCGTGAATGTTATGA